CGCAAAATAAAAAAGGCGGCAAGCGCCGCCTTTTTCAATAGAGAGCAAATTAAGCTCCCGGTGTACCGATCACTGATCTCCAATCGGAAACGCCGAACGAGTAACGCTCACGGGCTTTGAAACGCATGTTGCCAGTATCAAAGTCTCCTTCCATTGCCGTTTTAATAGGCGAACGGTTGAAGTATTTGAAACCATTTGGCGCATCAGTTTTAATGAAGAATGCGTCTGTGTCAGTGAGGAAGTGATTAACTACCGCACCTTCAGGAAGCATACCCATTGCCTTGTTTGCGTTAATGTCATTGTCAGCAGTTCCGGGTCGCAGATTAGAATTAATAATTCTTTCTGCAATGAACTGGAGTTCTTTAGGAATAATAAGTTTCATTCCACGAACTGCGATCTTGAGGCCACGCTCGTCGGTAAAACCAGCAATATCGATCAACATTTGCTCAAGCGAAGTCTCGTTGAGATCCGCAGAAATTGTTAATACGTTACGTTGATTACCTGACAAGGAAGGGTGAGAAGCAGAGCATAAAGCCGCGCCATCACCTAAAGCAAAGCCATCACTGGTAGAAAAAGCGTTGTTAAGAATAGCAGCCGCTTTTATTTGCTTTGTAGTAGCCATTGATCGTGCCAATGCCTTTGTATACCTTGAAGCAAGACGATCATAAAGATTATCTTCAATAGCTTCCTCAGTAATTGAGAAAGCAAGAGCGATAGTCTCATGCGTATATCTTGCAGTGTAGGTTTCTTGCGCGTCGTCAAAGCTAATTGTTCCACCTTCACTTTTAACGGGTGCGGTTGCGAAACCACCTAACATAACTTCTTCTTCAAAGGCTCTGTCCGAAGACTCCTCTTCAAAGATTTCAGAATGCTCATTTTCGTAGCGATCATACTCTAAACCGAACAGCGCATTGAGGCCGGGTTCTAGCTCTTTCGCTAATTGCGATCTTGAAATTGCCATTAGTCAGCCTCCTTAAATGCCCGTCGATGTCGCAGTGGTTTGCGAATCGAAACGGCTCGTGGATGAATTAAAATGAGCGTTAAGACGAACCAATACAGGGATACCCGCAGCCGCAAAATCGCGGTTTGCAGCCTCATCAGCTATGCCGACAATTCTTAAGGGTAAAGTTGCAGTAGTTGCTATTGTGCTCACGCCAAGTGCAGAGTTTGAAACGCCTGTGTTATCACTTCCAGTTCTTGCAGAAGTTCCTAAAGAAGCATTAGCGAAAACAGCCGCTTGCGCGGTTGATCTGTCTGTTAAAGACGCATCGCTTGCTACTTTAAAAATTTGCATCGGGTCATCTGCTACAAACGCTTTTACAGGGAAATTTGTATCAACGCTTACCGATCCAGAACCGGGCCAGTAGTTAAGCCAAACAGGTTTTTTTTGTACAGAATCTTGGTACTGTACGCCCATCAGAACACCCAATGCTTGCGTCGTTCCGCCATCGGTAGCTCCTGCATGGGCTATTACACCCGCAGCAAGAGGTACACAAATACCGTATTGATATATAGCATTGGTATTGTTAGAGGCAATCTCATACTCAGTTACTCCAGTAGAGTTTACGCCACTTCCAACAATTCCGACAGGACGAAGACCAAAGGCAGTGTTGCTATTAGCCATTTTACTTCCTCCAATAAATAACGGTCATCACGACTTACGTGGACCGCCAAAAGTTACACGAGATTGACGATCTGGTTTTGAAATCGTCATAGTTGAGTGTGAATTTTCTCGCAGCATGTCTGAATCTACAGCTTCCATTTGATCTGCATTTTTTGAATTAAAATATGCAGTTCTTTCAGCTATTGTTTCTAAAGGCATTCTTGCAAGAAGCAACCCACCTACTCCAAACACACCTTGGTATCTACCTGATTCGACAACAGGGGCTTCAAAGTCTGGATATTCGTCAGAACGAACTAACTCCCAGCCCTCTCTCAATCTTGCACTGATGTTCTTGGTATCATTAAAACCACGGACTTCATCACGAATCCAGCGGTGTTTATACCCATCAGGCGCAGGTGGTGCATCTAACATAGATGGTGGACTCCAAGGCTTACGCATAGCCTTTTTGTCTCTAGTATTATTAGCGCGAGAAGTTCTTTTGATAGGCGCATCAACTGTATTGTTTTCTTCACTCATATCCTTACTCCTTCACGTATTTCGCGTATTCTTCAAGCGGCACACCCAATTTTTTTGCTATTGCAATTTGGCTAGGGGTGAGTCTAACCTGTCTTTTCCCACTGCGCCCTGTTGTTTGTCTACTAGCAGAAGCCACTGTCTGGGCTGGACGGCGGTTCTGGTCTTTAAACTTATGCGGAAACTCTTCTGTGACTCTCCGATCTAATTCATTATAGTAATCATCTGTCTGCGGGTCAAACCCCTCTTCTTCGACTAACTTTTTGTGTATACCAAAAGCCGCATACGTCATAGCTTCATCTTGACCAAACCAATCGTTTTTTACGGCCCATTGTTCTGCTTTAGGGTCGGGCCTTTTTGGTTGAGGTTGTTGTTGAGGCATTGGTTGATTAACTTGCGCCTGTTGTTGGGCTTCAAGTTGTTTCTGATATCTTTCTTGTTGGACTTTAGCTTGTTGAGCGCGATCATTTTCAATAGCCAGAGAAGTTATGTGCCGTTGAGCTTCTACCGCCGCTTTTGTATCGCCAACATCCAAAGCACGTTGCATGGCTTCTTCAGCTTGCTGTTGTTGAGTGGTTACTCTATTACTAAACTCGTTAACATAATGACTATCCAAACTGTTCATACGAGTTTTTATTTGTTGAGACTCTTCTTGAACTTGTTTGGCATAGTTTAGTGCTTCAGCTTCGCGGCGCTCTGCCTCACGCATTTTTTTAGTCAAACGGTTTATCCGTTTTTGCGTGGCTGTATCAGCCTTATCAAATTGATCTTCTGTAGTTCCTTCAAAACTTTCTTCAGTACCTTCTTCGTCAGTAGAGGCTACTTCAACTACAGCTTCTTGATCGTCTAGTTCTAGTTCTACTTGTTGGTTTGTATTTTCAACACTCATAAGTCACCTCTAATAATGTTTGACATCTTCTGGGTCTGAAATTCTTGCAAGAATTTCATCATCATTTAAAATTCTTACCTCTCCCCCATCGATAGAAAACCTTGACCCGGCATAACGGGCAAACATCACCCAATCTTTTTCTTTACACCACGGACCTACAGGAAACTTTTCGGGATCTTTGTAAGCTAAATCACCGACTTTCAAAACATATCCTACTTGCGTGGAAACGTGTTGTTGTTCGACAGATTCTTTAGGTAAAGCAATTCCCCCAGATGTCTTGCCCACCCCTCTATACGGAAGAATTAATATTCTCCATCCAGTAGGTGAGGGCAACCTTTCCAACAAGGTTTCACCTATATTTTCAGGTCTTAGATAAGGGCTTTCTTGATAAACGTCTTCCAACGTTTTTGCTTCACTTTTTATTTGAAAGTTTGCGCTTGGGGCCGCAGAAAGGTCTATTTCTGACTTACTCATGGTCTTGCTCCTGTTTTTCTAGCAGGGCTTTTAACTCCTGATCCACATGATTTAGGGTTTGTAAATTACCCATAAGCTCACGATATTGCTCCATAGATTTTACGTTTCCGTAAATTAACAAATCAATAACAGCTTGCCTACGATCTCTAGTTATTGAAAAGACTGCCGAAGCAGCATCTATCTCATTCATTCTTATATTTACACATATAATCTTGGATCGTCAGATTTTATCTGATCAAATCCTATATGTACAATAACTTATACTGTGGTCCAGTCCTCTCCTTGCCACAACAAAGCTTCTGCCTCTCTTCTTCGCACCAGCCCATCTAAAACTTTACCACTTGCGCGGTTCCAACGTTTTATCTGGTAAGGAATATCAGCCCTGCTAGTATCACTATCGTCGTTAATACGCTTGAGCAAAGTAGACTCCCGTAAGTTAGTTCCACCAAGATTGTAGACCCAAGAAACGAGCGCATCAAATTCATTTTGTTTGAGAGGTATGTCAACAAGTCTTGCGATTGTGCTTTCAAACTCTTCGAGATCGTCCTGTAAAAAACTCTCAGCTTCGTCTTTTGTACAGGTATGTCCTTCTTCCACACCTGAAGTGTGTCCAAAACCAATCGTCCATACGGACGCGCTGCATTGATAAGCCTGAAGTTCACATCCTTCAAATTTTTTAATAAGAGCAATCCCTTCTGCACTGGTTTTCATCCCATCTCCAAAAAATATAAGATAAAGGCTACCATACTTTCTTCATTTTTTCTCAGATGTTTCACGTGGAACTTTTACAAAAGCTTCGTTAACATCGGGAGTTGATTCATCGTCCCCAACAAAACGACCTTGGTCATCTCTGGCTCGAACTAAATCAAATTCTTTCTTAGGGAATAATTTTAAACCTATGTTTTTAAACCACTGGATCATTTTATTTTGACACTCCTTTATACTTTTCAAAACTGCGTAAAGACCCAAGTCCTAGTAATCCGCCCAAAACGGTAAGAAGAGAAGACATATCAAAGTCTGGTAGATCCGGTATTTCCTGACCTGCATAGCTTAGTATAAATATTAAAAGAGGTTGAAAAACAAAGTGCCATCCGAAAGCAATTGCACAAACCCAACCGACTAAGGGCCTCCAAGATGATTGAAACCAGTTACCTTGGGCCTCAAGCTTATTTACCTCTATTTGAGCTAATCCAACGTCGTGCGCCTGTTTTTCCGCCATCGTAGCAATTTCGTGCGCCAAAGCGTTTTTCTGGTCTTTGTCTTCTACAAACTTATCTAACAATCCGGTGACGGGGCCAATCAGTTTGTCCAACATAGCAGGTTCCTTATCGTCTACTCATAAAAGCCGTGGCTCCAAAATAAGCAGCCACAATTGAAGCCTGTGCAATATAGAACAGACCTAGTAAATCAGAAAGTGCTTGCACCCTTGAATCAGGCATTGCTGGAAGCATTAGAAAAACAGAAAATAACACCATGCTAATCATAGCAACCCAAGCCATTTGTTTTTGGCTGTCAGCTTTTTCTTCTCGTAATTCCAGTTCCACAAATTGTTGATGGCGTTCCAGTTCTTCGTCAGTTATCTCACCATCACCATCTAAATCATATTTTTCATATTTGCTGGTTGGTTGTAGTTTTTTTGCCATGTTAAATTACATCCATTTAAAAACAGCTACTACTGTAATGATAAAAGGGTAAACCCCCCACAACATTAATTCCAACTTATCAAATTTTTTTGATCCAGACTCTAAGCGTTGTTCAATGTTTTGGTAGCGCAATGAACATTCTTTTTCGTGGCTATTAATACGAGATATGGCTTCATCTACAGGAGGCATTTTTAATCACCACTTTACCTTGTGTGACCAATACCGTGCTGAAAGCTTTGATGGATTCGGATCTTGGGCGTTGTGCCTTGCGTAATATGATTTTCTTCTTGCCTTATCTTTTTTTGACTTTGGGTTCTTACCTGCTCCTCGCACACCCTGTTGACCAAAACGGATGGTTTTTACTTTATCTCCTACTTTTGCCACGACAACATGACTTTTTGTCGGATGGTTAGGAGTACGTTTCGGCTTGTTGTACCCGGTCACCCCTGCTCGTTTCAGTCTTGAGTCTTTTTCTTTAGCCATTAGTCACGTACGACGATACTTCCAAATTTTCTGGGGTCATATGCGGGTGCGTTCTTCGGTCGGTATATTTGAGTGTCTACTACATCCATAAAATTGTCTGGGCGGTCCATCTGCACCAATTCAGGCCGACCTGTATTAAAATCTATTAGTTGAGGTTGCGGTTGACCAGCACTTGTCATTACTTGTTGCGGGTTGGGTTGCGACATATCGAGAACATAACTTTCACCAATCGAACCTATGCCTTGTTGCAGCGGAGAATAAGGCTCAAATGGCGCTGGCATAAAAGGCGGATTTATACCGTAATCAGGAGGCTCTGGACTCAAAGGACTTGTTGGCGGAGCCTGAACAGGATCAACTGGCGTAGGAAACGGGTTCATTGGGGGAGCACTAACCATATCGTAAGACGGGAATACCGGGTCGCGTACAACGGGGTCAACTACACTAGGGTAGATTTCATTGAGTGGTAAAGGAGTGGTTTGCATCGGCAATTGACCCCCGCCTCCACTTATTCCTTGGTTTGGATCAACGCTAGTTGAAGGCTGGTAGCCGCCCTCACCAAATATAGAAGGAATTGGTACATCTCCATACGATACACTGGGATCTTCTACAACGGTTACTGGTACTGGTTGTAAAGGCATTGTCCCCGATACGTTGCCCTGAGAGTCAAACGTATTACCGGAGCCGCCGTAAGTGGTCCCTTCATAAGTGATGGGAACTTCCATATCACCAAAAGGCCCAGAAATTGTTTTAGGAGGAAGCCCCCGAAAAGGATCTCCAGCATAAGGACGAGCCTGTGTGTAGTTGTCCGGGTTAAATAAAGAACCTACACCCTGATTTGCTCTAGCAACCGCCATAATAAGACCTTATGAGTAACCCATGTAGCCACCACCTTTTACAGCAGCGCCCATACCTCTAGCAGTCATTTTCTTCATAGTTTTCGGAATTGCAACATCTTTTGCAGTGCCGTAAGGAATCCTACCTTGACCCTTAATATCCGCATACGGAACAGCGGCAGGAGAGTTGGTAGGGGTGTTCGTTACTATTTTTACTGTTCTAGCCATATTAACGCCCTTGTTGTTTCAGAAGTTCACGTTCTCTTGCTGCTGCTATTCTAGCCGCAGTTTGCGCTTCTTGCGAATCCAAACGCTGATTAAATTGTCGATCCCGCATAGCGATAGTCTCTGCATCAAGCTGAACCTTAGATTGATCTATCTGAGCATCGGCCTGATCACGCTGCGCTCGTAGCTGTAATTCCTGCTCTTTCAGTGCAATCAACGGATCGGGACCTTGTTGACCTGCCCCTGACAACTGCTGAGAAAGTTGTTGAACCTGTTGCATACCCTCTGCAACAAACTGCGCGGTCAACGCCTCTACTTGAAGCATTTCTTCTGGAGTCATTGGTTGACCCTCGCGTTCCGTCACTTTCTGCATGTACGCAACTGCCGCTCTTTCACGAGCCGCCAGCTTAACATGCTCCATGACGTGTTTCTGTAGCTGTATAGCAACTGCCGGTAAGTTCGCCACCATTGGAGAACTACCAAAAATCAAATGCGCGGTAATGTGTGCCTGATGATCCTGACCCTCAAATGCTTTCAACTCCAGCATGTTCAGTGCGTTGATGTTTTCTTGTGCAGGGTCCGTGGGCCGTGGGTCGGGAATAGCCTTCATAATCCGATCAATATCGGTTACACCCAACGCCTCATACATATCACGGTATACTTCGTGAAGGTTATGCAAATCAGGCGCAGCCGTTGCAAGCTGCAACTTACTTTGTGCCAAAGCAATCCGTTGTGCCTGACTAAACGTATTCGGATTACTGACCGGAATCACATCAATGCGGTCATCAAAATCCTCTGCCATAATACTACGATCTGCCCCGGCTACCGCATAAGGGTACTCAGGAGGCAAACTTTCGCCCATGACCCGCGCCAGAATCCTAAATTCAATCCGCATGGCGTAATGTAAGCGTTTATGAACAGCACTCATCACCCTAGAGCCTTGCTCAATCATCGCCATCGTTGTACCAACAGCCGCTGATTGATTACCCTCACCAATTTTCATGTCGGTAATGGTGGCAAATCGCTGACCAGCCTGAACTACAAAGCCTAATAGCTGAAACAGGGTGGGATCGGGTCCCTTGAAGGGCAACGGCATCAAACTATCGCGAATAGCACCGCCGGGAGCGTCTACATCCCTGAATTCACCGGGCTGGAGGGGATCATCGTCGTCCCTGATCCGTAGGCCACGGGCCTTGAACCCTGCTGGCAGATTACTAAGCGTACCTGCGTCAATTAGTTGCCGTAAAGCCGCTGTTGCCGTGCGAGAAAGACCGCCAATCGTGTGAATGAGTCCCAAGCCATAAAAGCCAAAGCCCGGAAGGAACTTATAATGCACAAAATATTGTATTTTCTTCTTTAATTCGTCATCTTCAGCGTAATTTCTACGAATTGACAGGATTTGACCGTTATCTTCCGATATTGTCACAATATAGGGTATTTTAATGCCAGTAGGTTCCCCGTCTTCGTCTACATCTTCGTATCCTTCGAGGTCTAGATTGGCATGAACCTCTAAAACCGTGCAATCATAGTCATAATTACTGGGTTCAACCCCATCAACGTAGTCAATTTCCTTACGAACCTCGTCAATTGAGCCTTGTGCCGGTAATACCTCGATATCACGGTACTGTCCAGCAAGCTGTTTCTTCTTTAGATCGTTCAAAGACATGCGAACAACCTGCGTAATGTTCTCGCAAGTGTCTAAATCCGACGTTTCGTAGGGCACAACAAGGTTTTCTGCCGGTACAAATTTGCTAACACAACGGCCCATTGCCTCATCGTAATAAATCTTCTTGAAGGTACTACCTGCAAGCGGCAAATAGAACAACATCTGGTCCATGTCGGGGGTGTAATCCTCCATGACAGACGTAATGTAATAATTCATAAACTGCTGGACTCGACGTGCTTGGTCTTTTTTGTCCAGTGTTTCTTCGCCCATGACCTCTGTTTTTACAGGGCCACGAGAAGGTAGTAATTCATTGAAAGCCTGTGCCTGAAACTGCGTTGCAGCCTCCGCTAACAGGGGATGAGTCACCCCGCTGGAGCCTCGAAACGGTTGTTCGCGCTCTTCGTAATTAAAACCAAGAAGTTCCAATCCGTTAGCGTACGCATCTTCCCAATCTTGGCGACCAGCTTTGTTGGCATCAAACTGTTCCAGCATGTTGCTGGCAATCGCTCCCAGATCCCTGTCTGGTATTTCTTCGGCTAGGTTGGCATAGAAATCGTCGCTGGTGCCGCGATCATCGGTCGGGTCAAAATCGACTGTGACCCCACCATCTTCTTCCATAATAATTTCAATCGCAGGTTCCCCTTCAATCTCACTTAGGTTCACCAAGGGTGTTTGAGAATCCGGTACCTCTATCTCTAATTCTGCTTCTAAGTCTGCTTCATCCAGTTGGGATGGAACATTGTTGTCCATCAACGAGCCACGGCCTCTTTCTTCTTCTGCCATACATCACCCCTCTGGGTCTGTGCGATCAAGTATTATATCAAGTTGCTCTTTTATTTCAGGTTCAATGTCGGCGGCATCTTCAATAGAGTTGACCGGCAACCCCGCATCTCTCATTTGTTTGCTTAACGCAGCGTCTTTTCTTTCAGTATTTTTATCTTTCATGGTTAGTGTGCCTTTGTCCGTGGGTAACGTTTCTATACCTGTGGCATCGGGATCTTGAAGAAGCTTATATTCAGGGTCTTGCAATAAAATATTTTGTTGTTGTTCATATCGCGCTCTTCTTGGGGCTTTTTCATACCTTATTGCAGCAGCTTCTTCTGGAGTAATACGCCCCTGATCCAACAGGGATTGTACTTTGTTACTATTAAAAGCCTCTACAGGCGCTTGAAGATAAGGGCTTTTCTTTAAATCCTCTGCGGATTGGATATTCAACGGTATTAAAGACTTATCCTGACCTTCCTCCGCGATACGCGAAACTGCGTTTTCTGCTAAATTTTTCTGATCTTCATCAAAAAACTGACCAGACAGGTATTTAACACGTTCTTGATATTCTTTTTGGTTATATAAAGAGGGGTCCCCTAATGCTTTTTCTGCTCTTCTTACACGAGAAATTGTTTTTATTGGCAGACCAACCACAGGGATAGCCCCTGCTGCCTGTAACCCTGCATCAAGATAGTTTTCTTCGCGCAAATTCTGTAAAAAGGACGGGTTGCGATTACCACTTTGCACCATTTCCATCATAGTGGTGCCTTTTTCCGGCATCTCCGGCATCATGCCAGCCATGTCCAAAAGACCACCAATGCCCGTCATCTGTGAAGCAACTTGCGTCATTTGAGCAGGGCTGGGCATGGGACCTCTGCCTATACGAGCAAAATCTTGCATTAAATTTTGAATGTACGGATCAGCCATATCAGTAATACATTTTCATTTTTATAGACTCCGCTCCTTCATCCCAATCATCACTTGGTAACCGAACAAAATTACCCTGCCGATAGCGCATCAGCGCCTGAGTCATGCTATCAACCAAATCGTCATGCTCTCCGTTGGGAAACGCCGCAACTTCTTCAATTAATTCTTCTGCAAAAGTGGTATCGGGACACCATACCATACCCGCCTCAAATAAGGGAGACACAGAATGAACCCTTGTGATCTTATCATTACCCCTAGATGGCGTAAAGTTTACCACCGGTATTCCCATCTGCCGCATTTCTTGCGTCAACGGCGTACCACTGGCCTTGGCCTCAACAATTACGGTGTCGGGGTCCCAAAACTTATACTCATCAAATGCCATTTGTTTAAGCTCTGGAAAATCCCATCGACCTTTTTTACTATCCAGTAAAATTAATCCGGGGGTCCCTGACTCGTTTGGGTAAAAAACACCCCATGTCGTAATCGCACTATAGTCTGCTGTCTCCCGCTTACTGAACGCCGTATCATAACTCTGGATCACGTATTGCAGATTGGGAACATCATCGTTCTCCCACAACTGCCACCACTCGCGTTTGATAATCGCACTCTCTTCGCCAGTCGGATTCTGCTGATACTGCGCGTTCCATTTGTTCAACGGTATTGATGCGCGAACCGCGTTCAAATCATCAAGACTCCAGAACTCAGGCCAACACGGGGTATCATCCTCAAAAATAGCCGGTAACTCCACAATTTCCCACTGATCGGCCATCGGATCTTTTGCCATCGCACGTAACAACTGCCCGGTCATATCCTTCTCCGACCAGCGCGTTTGCACCAGCACAATCGAACCACCGGGCTGTAACCGCTGCCGGGGACCACCCGTATACCAATCCCACGCATCATCAAACCCAGAAGCCGACATCGCCGTTTGCTCCGAATGCGGATCGTCAATAATAATCAGATCACCACCACGACCCGCGAGGTTAGAACCAACGCCCACGGCATAGTACATACCACCAGAACTCGTGTCCCACCGACCAGATGCTTTACTGTCAGCCGCTAACTTTACTTCTGAAAAAATTTCTTTGTACTCGTCCGAATCCAAAAGGTTCTTAGTCTTACGACCAAAGTTAACCGCAAGCTCCGTCGTATGCGTTGCCTGAATGATCTTCATGCGCGGATTACGGCCCATCATCCAAGCCGGAAAAAGAAAAGACGCAAACTCACTTTTCGTGTGCCGTGGAGCCATGTTAATAATTAAACGCTTCAACTCACCACGGGCCACGCGCTCCAACTTTTCAGCAATAATCTGATGGTGACGACCCGCAATAAAGTCAGGCCACATATTTTTTACAAAAATTAAAAACTCGTTTTTACACGCCTCGTTCTTCTCAAGTTGTGCCAAACGCAGTTGCAATTTGAGTTCTTGCTCACTGACCTCTACATCCATCGGGGGACCCTAAAGTATGCGACTTTACACGATTTAATAAGATAGTTAATCGCGGGTCAAGGACCATATCATTTTTCTGGTGATTATTTGCGAAAAACATGGCCCTTGTACTCGCTTGGCGACGGCGGGTCGGCGTGGCGAAAATTGCGAATTTTGGCGATTTGCTCGTGGTCGAATAGCCTCGATTGTCGGGGGACCCTGAGAGAATTTGTGCCCGTGGTCCGTGGTCGGTTGGCGAATAACCTTACGACTCGTAGTAGTTTTTTCCGATGACTTCCAACGGATCGAGGAGCACGGATCGAGGCGCACGGTTCACGAACCAGTAACCACGAACCACGAACCACGAACCAGTAACCCGCGCCCATGTTCCAGAGTTCATAGGTTTCGGGCATCGGGCGGTCGGCAGAAGGCCGC